GGCTTCAGGCCATGGGTAAACTTCATGGAGAAGATCGAAAGCTATCTCGACACCCTTGAGGCCATCGAGTTCGCCGTTTCTGAAGTGGACACCCAACCTATTGAGGAGCCTGAAATTGTACGAGAACCCGCCATTGAGCCAGCTGAACCCAAGACTGATCCTGTGTCAAGATCAAGAACCTCCAAAAGGAAAGCGGATTCTGATGGTGAGTGATCGAGGAGTCGCCTTCATGGGCGACTACCGAAAGGACTATGGTGTAGTCGCCTGGATGCCGTTGCCCAAACTCACCAAAGAACAGAAAGAAAGACTAGAGAAAGGCCCGTGATTGGGGCTTTTTATTTGAATTTCAAAACGGTCACGGTGAGTCCGCCGCCTTCGACTGGCTCACCATATTCCGCAATGATTTTCTTAATCTGCTTATCATTTTCGTAAATGATTCCCTGAAGGCTATCAAGCGCAACCTTGAGGGCGTTGTCTAGATCAATACAAGTTCCTGAAGCTTTTCCTTTTTGAGTCATCTTAGGGAGAAGCTTGACCATCACCATGACAGGTTCTTCTGTCATTTCACAGCCTGATGTATGGGCGATGTATCGAACGTGCCGCTTGAACTCAATAGCGTCTTTTGATGGGACCATCCTATTTCTGAAGCATCGCCAGTAACGATTGGCCGATGGTGGATAATTGAACATCAACTCAATCATCACTTGATTCACCAAGCCTTATCTTTGGCGCTGTCTTTGGAGCAAGCATAGCGGATGCTGACATAGAACCTAGAATCTGTGATTTAAGTTCACCCTCCTCAACCATATATCCTTGAGCATGACGAGCAAGAATTCCATAGCGTAACAAAACAGAACATTCGTGACCGCCACCTGGAGCAACCCTTCTATTTGCCCCACTTTCAGTTAGCGACATTTCATCCATGATGTATTCAATCAAGGCTGATCTACTAATGTAGGGCTGCCCATTAATCAGTTCACCACCACCACAAGCAGCGAAAGCGTTTCTCATAAAGTTGCACGCTTCTCTTGTCTTAGCGTCAAGATTAGTCCCCTTTTCCGGCTGATCTTCACGCATAACGACTGCGCTGGTGACCTGCTCACCGTCCTCATCAAACCATCCAGGAATGATGACTTGTTCGAGTCTGATGTACATATTCTCAGCGAGTTCTGAGTCTTTGTTCTTTCTTTGGATGATTTCTATCGGGCTTCCATCGACGGATGCAATGATGCTGATTTCTATGTCAAGGGCTCCACGCCATGCGGATGATCCTCTGGCTCTGTGTTGTGCGCCTTCAGCCACGCCAGTATGGTGAACGAGAATGACAGTACATTTGAAGGTTCTCATCAACAAGTTGCACGCATCGAGCATGGACTTGGTATCTTCTGCTGAGTTCTCGTCGCCCAAGAGAAAGCGATTCAGTGTATCCACAACGATACATTTTGGTGGCTCTGGTAATTGTGAGAGAGCATCAAAAGTTCTTCTATACCCTTCTGGTGTGTTGAGATCGAGCCCCTCTTTTGATATGTACATATTCAGGGTGCGTTCTCTGTGGTGATTCTTCCACGCAGCGAGACGACCACGCATACCATGGTGTCCTTCTCCTGCCAAATAAACCACGCAACCATCTTTTGTTTTGTGTCCCAGCCACTCCTCCTTGGAGGATGCGATGTGAGCGCAAGCATCAATGACAAAGAATGACTTACCGCCACCTGACGGGCCATGAACCATGACGAGAGACTCTTCAGGAATCCATGACTTCAGAAGCCATTTAATCGGAGCAGGTTCTAGACAGAAATCATCAGCCCTGATAAGCCAGCTGGTGTCTTTGGGTGGATCAAGTAGGGCCATGAGGTCATTCCCAGCCAGATGGTAATCGTTGGCGTCACCCTTTACTGGCGGAATAACAAAGCTTACCCCGTGTTTAGCGGATGCTTGTTCTGCGCTATTGCGCCCCGTATCTGATTCATCGTTGTCAGCGACAATAACGATGCTTTGCATTGGGCCGTATTGCCGGCGCATGATGCCAGCCACTTTAATCAGGTTGCTTGCGCTATACGCTACAACGCACGCATTTCCACTCACTTCATGTACCGTGGCACACGTAGCAAAGCCTTCGCCAATATAAATGGTTTTGTTTTTTTCTATTTCGCCAAGGATGCAAAAAGATCCTGCAACCTTGCCAGCTTTTTGATAGCTCTTTTGACCATGTGGATCAATGAACTGTACAGAAGTCATTGCCCCGTCTTCGCCATAAAGGGGGACGATGAGGCGACCATCTCCGGTGACTCTTGCGCCGTTAGGCTGGATGCCTTTACGCTTTAGATAGGGATGTTCTGGATCAGCTGGAACACTAGCAGCCCATGAATGTTCTGCAATCAGAGCGGCGACTTCTTGTGATTCTTCTTGTTCTTTTTCCCGTGCAGCCCTCGCTTCTTCCATTCTCCTGGCGTAGATCATGGTTTCAGAGGCAGTCAGATCACGGCCTATGTCTGCTTTAAATGGAATCTCAACACAAGATCGCCAGCAACCGAACTTGCCAGAAGGTATGCCGTCAGTGAAAAAGACGTACCACCCGCTTTTCCCCTTCTTACCGCTAGAGCAGAACCTTTCGATCTTTCCACTCATCCGAATGGTGTCTGGAGGAGTAATGTCATGAGCAATCATTGCATCACGAATCTGCTCTTCAACAGGTCTAGCGTGTCTTTCTGTAGTGACGCTAAAAGGAGCGCCAAATATCTTTGTTAGATCAGCCATTTTGTTCGTCCACCTTCAACTTGCCGTCAGTGAGCTTTTCAATCTCAAACTGGCGCAAGCGAGGCGGATGTTCCTTCCATCTCGATATCGCTGTAGGCCAGATATCTAGAGCTTGGGCGAGACTCTTGGCCCCACCAAAGTATTCAATCGCTTCTTTCGTCGTCATCTCTTTCTCTAGGTGTTGTCATTAGGTGTTGACATCCTACACCCGGATCGGATATTCTACAAGCGAAGTCACACCTTGCATATCGCAAACCGTGACCTAACCGAGGAAAGAGAATGGACGATAGATATGTTGTGTCGATAGAGCGCTTCATGAAAGAAGCCAACAAAACCTTTTCGGATAGCGTTAAGTTTGAAGAACATCCTTTTGATGGGGTTATAAGTGTTTTGAGGTGCCCTTCATGTGGCGGAGGAAATCTTCACCACGATGGTGTGAACATTTACTTTAGAAAGGAAGACGAGGGAAAAACCACTGTCAAGAGCATAGGAATTCCTGATTGTACTTTTACTCATCAGGAGGAAATGTTTTCCACCGATGGAAATGACTTTAACAATAAGAACCCATCATTGAGGAGGAATGGGATAAGGATTCTTTTCAACTGTGAGAATTGTTACGACCACGTAGAACTTTGTATAGCACAGCACAAGGGGCTAACTCTAATGCACATGGAGTACAAGGCTTTTGGTCGGATAAGAATGGAAGAGACAGGAGACTAACAATGGCTATTAACTTAAAAAGCACTTCAGACGCTCATTCCAATGGCGTAAAGACTCTGGTGTATGGTCAAGCCGGATCAGGCAAAACCACGCTGATCGGTACGTTACCAGCACCTATCATTTTGTCTGCTGAGGGTGGCCTTCTGGCGCTTTCAAGCATGAACCTTCCTTACATTGAGATCACCTCAATTGAAGAGCTCAAAGAGGCTTACACATGGCTGACTGAATCAGATGAGGCTAAGCCTTTTGAATCGGTTGCTTTGGATAGCGTCAGCGAAATTGCTGAAGTTGTACTCAACAACGAGCGCAAGAAGACAAAGGATCCGAGGGCTGCTTACGGAGAGTTACAGCAACAGATGACTGAAATTGTCAGAGCATTTCGTGATCTTCCTAATCGCAACGTTTACTTCTCAGCGAAGCTTGAGAAATCTGCGGACGAGATGGGTCGGATGTTGTATGCACCTGCTATGCCCGGAACCAAGCTGAGTCAGCAACTTCCTTTCTTCTTTGATGAGGTTTTGGCGCTTCGTGTCGAGCGTGATGCTGAAGGCGTCATGCAGCGTGCGCTGATGACCGAGGGTGACGCAACGTGGGTTGCAAAGGACCGGTCAGGAAAGCTGCTGCCTTGGGAAGAGCCAGACTTGACCAACATCATCAAGAAGATTGGAGGTAAGTGATGGCTGAGATGACGCTATCCGAAGCATGGCTTGCCGCCAAGGAAGAAGAGCGTGCAGCCACTGAGAAGAGGCGAGAGATAGAAGACAAGCTTATCAAATTGTTTTCTATTGATGATACGCAGGAAGGAACGGTCAACCACGAGGTTGATGGAGCAAGAATCAAAGTCACGGCCCGTATCAGTAGGACTGTTGACTCTGAGTTGTTACAAGAAATAGCCGCTGAAAATGGCCTCACAGATCATCTTTCTACGCTGTTTCGTTGGAAGCCTGAACTGAATATGAAGGTGTGGAAAAACACTGACGATTCAATCACGCAACCGCTTTTGGGGGCAATCACTAGCAAGCCTAGTCGCCCTTCATTTTCGATTACTTTAGAGGATTAATACAATGGCATTTCTTGGAAAGACTTTTGACGTAAACACCCTGCCTGAAGGTAACTCTGGTGGTTTTGAGCCACTTCCACCCGGATGGTACTCATCAACGATTTCTGGCGCTGAGCTTCGTGCAACGAAGGATGGCACTGGCGAATACATTGCCGTTCGTTATGAGATCACTGGACCTAGCCATCAAGGTCGTATTGTTTTTGGAAACCTTAACATCAAGAACAAGAACCCAAAAGCAGAGGTCATTGCACACCAACAGCTTGGTGACATATGCAGAGCAATTGGTCTGACTCAGGTCAGTGACTCAGATGAACTTATTGGCGGTCAGCTTTTCATCAAGCTTAAGATTCGTGAGCAAGAAGGCTACGATCCAAGCAATGACATTGCTGGATGGAAGTCTCTAGGATCGTCTTTGTCATCTGCAGCCTCAGCACCAGCCACTGCAGCGGCGAATGGTGCTTCCAAAGCCCCTTGGGCCAGATAATAAAAATAGAGAGGGGCTACGGCCCCTCTTCTTTAAGGACATAAAAATGGCTAAGCTACCAGAACCAAACCACACCATCACCAATCTAGTTGATAAATACCATGAAGCGCATCAAGACAAACCCCGTCCTCACTTGGGTTGCTCTCTTCTTGGTCACCCCTGTGATCGTTATCTCTGGCTCCATTTACGTCATGCTGTTATTGAGCAATTCTCTGGCAGAATGCTCCGCCTCTTTCGTCGAGGACAAAATGAAGAAGAGACGATAGTTTCGGATCTCAAGGCTATTGGATTAGTTATCACTCATACAGGCGGCGATCAGAGCCGTGTTGATTTTGGAAGTCATGTATCAGGCAGTCTTGATGGAATCGTGCAGTCAGGAGTCCCTGAAGCGCCTTTGAGGCCCCACGTTTTGGAGTGCAAGACTCACTCAAAGAAATCATTTGATGAACTGGTAAAGCTTGGAGTAGAGAAGGCCAAGTTTCAGCATTACATTCAGATGCAGGTCTATTGTCTTGGAAAGAACATTGATCGAGCGCTCTATGTCGCTGTCTGTAAAGACAATGATGAGATGTACTCTGAGCGAATTCATTTAGATAAAGAACTGGCTGAGAAATACATTGAGCGTGGTAAGGCGATTGCTTTGTCTGAGCGTATGCCAGAGCCCTTGTCTGCCGATCCATCTTGGTATCTTTGTAAGTTCTGCCCTGCTCATGACCTTTGCCACAAATCAAAGTTAACCAAAGAGGTCAATTGCCGAACCTGCGCCTTATCCACGCCAACAGCGGATAGCAAGTGGCTGTGTTCTCGTCATGACAATGAAGAGATTCCTTTTGAGTTTCAGCTTGAAGGGTGTGACGGCCATGTCCTGCACCCAGAGTTGGTTCCATTTCAGCGTAAAGAAAGCGCCAGTGAGTGGGAAGCGGTTTATGTTATCGACGGTCAGGAAGTTCGCAATGGAGAGCCTGACGCTAACGTTTTTAGCAGCAAAGAAATCATCGCTGATCCTTTGGCGTGTGCTCATGCTGATGACGCCGTCAGGGACCTGAGAGACGCTTTTGAGGGGAGGATTGTGTGATGCTGAGAGAATATCAACAGCGCACGATTAATCAACTCTACGATTGGCTTGCTAATAATTCAGGAAACCCCTGTCTGGTGCTTCCAACAGGGTCTGGTAAGAGTCATATTATTGCGGCTCTTTGTAAGGACGCCATTCAAAGTTGGCCTGAGACTATGATTCTCATGCTAACGAGTCAGAAAGAATTGATTGAGCAGAATGCTGAGAAGATGCGCCAGCATTGGCCTAATGCGCCAATGGGGATTTATTCAGCTGGAATGAATCGGCGTCAGCTTGGAGAGCCGATTACGTTTGCCGGCATTCAATCCGTAAGGAGCAAAGCCAAAAAAATTGGCTTCATCGACATCATCATCGTTGATGAGTGTCACCTCATATCTCACAAGGGAGAGGGGAGCTATCGAACATTTATTGATGAACTTAAAGAGATCAATCCCAATGTTCGTGTTGTTGGATTAACCGCAACGCCTTACAGGCTTGGTCATGGACTCATCACAGATAAGCCGGCTATCTTTGACGATTTGATTGAGCCAGTCGTTATTCAGGAGTTGATACGGGACGGATACTTGTCGCCGTTAAAATCTAAAGTCACACAAACCAAGCTTGACACTAGTGGAGTACACAAGCGAGGTGGTGAGTTCATTGAGAGTGAACTTCAGGCTGCTGTTGACAATTCTGACACCAACAGTTCGATCATTGATGAGGTCATTCATCTTGCTGGCGACAGAAAGTCT